CCAACGAATATGCAAAGCCGATTGATTTAACAAATAAAGGCATGTTTAAAACTCCGGATGTGGAAAAAGAAAAAAAATTAGACGTAACAAAAGCAGATAAAATGATAGGCTCACCGGCATACCAAAAAATGAAAGCGGGTGATCCAAAATACACAGATAAGACTGAGAATCAATTAGAAGGGTTGACTTTTGAAGACATCAAACCTTACGTTTCAATGTACACGGACAAAGATGGCAAGAAAGTAAATGCTGTGCTAGACAAGGACGGTGAAGAAGTTTTCAAGACTCATGACGCAAAAGCGGCAATGGCATACCTTTCACAGAACTACGACAAACTTAAAAAAGAAGATGCAGAAGATGAAGCTGAAGACAAAGAACAAGAAATAGCGAAAGACCAAGAAGAAGCAGAAAAGATCAATACAGAATTAGATAGAATCAAACAACTAGCTAACATCTAATAAAAACCTCCACTTTACCAATAATAGTAGTAGACAACTGATAAATATAGTTGTATATTATGTACTATATGTCTAATATACATTTAGGCAAATTAAGGCAACTTAAAACTAACAAACATAGGCACACAAGGAGGCTTACATTATGGCATCATTAGCTGAGATAAGAGCGAAGTTAAAATCCCAAGAAGTTAATCGCTCAACTTCACAAACAGGCGGAGACAACGCCATTTATCCACATTGGAATATAGCAGAAGGATCAGAAGCAGTACTTAGATTCTTACCCGACAAGGATACAAACAATACTTTCTTCTGGACTGAAAGAAACATGATCAAATTACCTTTCGCAGGTATCAAGGGTCAAACTGATTCTAGACCAGTGCAGGTACAAGTACCATGCATGGAAATGTATGGCAAAACTTGCCCAGTACTAACGGAAGTTAGACCATGGTTCAAAGACAAGAGCATGGAAGACATGGGTAGAAAATATTGGAAAAAGAAAAGTTACATTTTCCAAGGTTTTGTTACAACAAATCCATTAGCAGAAGACACAACACCTGAGAATCCAGTTAGAAGATTTATCATTGGACCTCAGATCTTTAACATCATTAGAAGTGCATTACTGGATCCAGAGATGGAAGAGATGCCTACTGATTATGTAAAAGGTGTTGACTTTAGGATCAACAAAACTACAAAAGGTGGTTATGCTGACTACTCTACATCAAAATGGTCAAGAAGAGAAAGAGCTCTAGACGAAGCAGAGAGAGCCGCAGTAGATACACACGGGTTACACAACCTGGGTGACTTTAGACCAAAAGAGCCAACAGAAGCAGAAGTAAAAATAATCAAAGAGTTATTTGAAAAATCTGTAGAAGGTGAGGCTTACGATCTAGAGCAGTATGGACAGTACTTTAGACCTGCAGGAATGGCTTACCAAGCTAAACCTCAAGTGTCTATACCAACAGCAAGTCCGGTAACTGAAACTGCACCAGCAGTAGCACCTGTTACTGAATCTGCACCAGCACCACAACCAGAGGCGGCACCAGCAGTGGTGGCTCCAGCGGGTGATAGTGCCAAGAGAGCAGAAGACATCTTGAAACTTATTAGATCAAGACAAGCAAAATAATCTGACATTTTACCAAGGCCCTGATATTGACGTTAGGGCCTAGGTATGCTAATATAGGATATACAAAGGATAAAATTATGACAAAAGTATTTGACGCAACAAAGTTTAGAAAGAGTATTACAAAATCGATCCAAGGATTAGGAATAGGATTTAGCGATCCCACAGATTGGATCAGCACAGGAAATTACGCATTGAACTATTTGATGACTGGAGATTTCAACAAAGGAATTCCATTAGGTAAGGTAACAGTACTTGCAGGAGAATCAGGAGCAGGCAAATCTTACATAGCATCAGGAAACATTATCAAGAATGCACAGGATCAAGGTATATTCGTTATACTGATTGATACAGAGAATGCACTGGATGAGAAATGGTTACAGGCATTGAAAGTTGATACATCAGAAGATAAACTTCTAAAATTAAGTATATCAATGATCGATGACGTAGCGAAAACTATTTCAGAATTCATGAAAGGTTACAAAGAAGCACACGCAGACGACAAAGAAGGTGCTCCAAAAGTATTATTTGTTATAGATAGTTTAGGTATGATGCTTACACCAACTGACGTTAATCAGTTTGAAGCAGGTGACATGAAAGGTGACCTAGGTAGAAAACCCAAGGCATTGACAGCTCTTGTAAGAAACTGTGTTAACATGTTTGGTTCGTGGAACGTAGGACTTATAGCAACCAACCACACGTATGCATCACAAGATATGTTTGACCCGGATGATAAGATATCAGGAGGACAAGGGTTTATCTATGCAAGTTCAATTGTTATTGCAATGAAGAAACTTAAATTGAAAGAAGATCTAGATGGTAACAAAGTTACTGACGTGAGAGGTATAAGAGCCGCTTGTAAAGTTATGAAAACAAGATACTCTAAACCATTTGAATCAGTACAGGTTAAGATTCCATACGAAACAGGAATGAACCCATACAGTGGACTAGTGGACCTATTTGAAAAGAAAGGCGTACTAGTACAACAAGGAAACAGACTGAAATATATCGATAAAGCAGGTAAAGAACACATTGACTTCAGAAAACAGTGGGTAGGTGATAAATTAGATATGCTAATGGCAGACTTCAAAGAGGACACGGACTTTGCTGAAAAAGAAGAAGTTGTGCAGGAAGTTGAAACAAAGCCAAAAGCAAAAACTAAAAAAGCAGAACCAATTATAGAGAAGGAATAGATGATAGACTTTACACACGAAGACATTGAACGTTTGTGGAACTCCATTATACATTACGTCCCTGAGAGACAGAAATTGGACATGGCTATTGATTTCATTAAAAGTTTAGAAGATATCGGTGTAGAGCATGACGAACTAAAAGCGTCTGCAGAATATGATCCAAAACTTGAAGAAGCAATAGCAACTGTGTTCGAGGAAGAGGAAGTGGACGAAGATGGATATAGCGAGGATGAATGATAAACTGGTACAACGAAGTAAGTAGGAACCTATCCAAGATACCTGACTGTGTGGCATACTTTGATGCCGAGCTACTTGAAGCAAGGAAACAGTGCAAGATATACGGTAACCTAGAAAGAGCCAGTGCATCATTGCCTGGGATAGTTGAAGAAAGATTCAGTCAACTACAACAGCTTGAAGCCATACTCGAATACCTAAACATAGAATTGAGAAGATTAAGATCTAAAACTTTTAGAAAATTCCTAGAGAACTACAATAAACTGTTAAGCAGTAGAGATGCAGAGAAGTATGTTGATGGTGAAGATGATATTGTTGACATGACCAAAATAATTAATGACTTTGCATTAATACGTAATCAATGGTTAGGCATCACCAAAGGATTAGATCAGAAACAATGGCAGATAACAAACATTGTTAAATTACGAGTAGCAGGTATGGAAGATGCCGATGTCGGATAGAATAATACTCACAGATGTTGATGGTGTACTGCTGGAATGGGAACGTCATTTCACCAAGTGGTTACAACTACGCTCATACTTTGACAAAAACGGAAACAGAACTTATCCATACAAGTTAGTCGACGCTGGGCAAGACGACTACGAAATGGCTAATAGATTTGGAATTAGCAAGGACACAATCAGACAAGAGATCAGAGAATTCAACAGGAGTGCATGGATGGGAACACAACGGCCTATGCTGGAGTCACAAACTTGGGTGAAGTTACTACATGCAGAGGGGTGGACGTTCGTACCAATAACATCACAAACATCAGATAAGCCAGGACAAGAATTACGTAAAAAAAGAATGGGAGAACTTTTTGGCCCTCATGTTTTTGACAATTACCATATACTAGGCACAGGAGCAGACAAGGATTCAGCATTAGCGGAGTTCCATGATACCGGACTGTATTGGGTCGAGGACAAGCCTAAGAACGCACTAGCAGGGCTCTCTTACGGTTTAAAGCCCATATTAATTAACCACCCATACAACAAAGATTTTAATCACCCTGACATTATACGTGTAAATAATTGGAAACAAATACACGAGATATTATCCAAATGAAAATTTATGTAGGCTGGGATTCGAGAGAAGACATATCATACCAAGTGTGTGAACACTCTATCAAGCGTAGAGATCCTGATGCTGAAGTCCACCCACTTAAACAGAACGAGATGAGACAACAAGGTATCTACACACGTGAGATAGATAAACTTGCTACAACAGAATTTACATTTACAAGATTCTTTGTGCCTTACCTTAACAACTACAAAGGGTGGGCAGTGTTTTGTGACTGCGATTTTCTCTGGAAGATACCAACAAAAGAACTAGAACAGTACTGCGATGATTCAAAGGCAGTGGTATGTGTGCAACACGATTACACACCGGAAGAAGGATCGATCAAGATGGACGGACAAGTGCAAACTTCGTATCCAAGAAAAAACTGGAGCAGTATGGTACTTTGGAATTGCGGACATGAAAAGAATAAAATACTAACACCAGAATTTCTAAACAAGCAAACTCCAAAATTCCTCCATCGATTCAGCTGGCTGGAAGATTCAGAGATTGGATCATTACCTCATAATTATAACTGGCTAGTGGGTTGGTACAAAGAGCCCAAGGACGGTGTGCCAAAGATACTACACTACACGGAGGGTGGACCTTGGTTTGATGGTTACAGAGATTGCGAGTATTCCGACGATTGGAAGAAAGAAGTCATCAACCTGTTCAGTGCATAATGGACTTCTATAAAAGATTAGATAAAAAATATCATTACACGGATCCTGTAGAACATATTCTCGGCAGAACTTTTCGACCGGTAGCAGAATACGATGATCTGTATGAGAACCAAACACGGTTCGACGGTGTGGTTTGGACAAAGTTTAAGGAAACATATAATTTAAAGTGCCAGTTCCACAATGATTTACAAGACATAGACTTTTCAAAAGATATCACATGCCTGTGGTTCTTCCGAGAACGTGCTGACAGAGATGCAGGCAATGACATAAAATTAGCAGACAAAGTGGTAGCCTTTCAAGCAAACGTACTTTTTATTACACCATCAAAAGAAATTAAAATACAAAAAAGAAAAGTGTTCTTTCCCAGAAGACCATGTGTGCAAATAGACATAAACAATGAGATGTATTTAAATATAAAAAAAGGATTAGATATTCATGAATGAAGGTAAAAGATTTGTAGACAAATGCTTGACCACAGAAGTAGGGTTAAGTCCATGGCCTCACCAAATCATCAACGACACATTAAGTCAAGAGGCCTTTGCAAAGCTGAAGGACAGTTGCTTTAAAACAACATTAACCAAGACAACAGAACTACATCATATCTTTCCGGATCAATACAGAG